GTGCTTTAAAAGTAGATGTAAGATTAAAGATTTTATTCATTATCTTTACCCTCTTTAACTGCAACTTTAGGTGCAGGCTTGACCGCTGCCTTAGGTGCAGGCTTTGGTGCTTCAACCGTAGGCTTTGCAGCTTCTGGCTTCTTAATAGGCGCAACCTTAGTATATTGCTCAAGGTCACTCCAAAATGCGCTTTGTTTAAGCATAGTCATTACACCAGGATATCCACCAAATATATACTTAATAGTAGCACCTGTAACAGGCTGGCGGTGGCCTAAAGCAATATACTCTACTTCGCTGTGTATTTTCTTTTCTTGTGCATAAAAAGCTGCTAACAGCTTGATTGCTTTAAATCTTTTTACTTTATTACTATTCATCTTCAGTCTCCTCAACTGGTCTGCCACCCTCGTCGGGGTTAGCTGCAGAACCTGCTATATTTGCAGGAACTCTAATTTCTTCTGTTCCATCTATCTTAGGAAACCCTAAGCGATCTCTAGCTTCTGCAGCAGTAATAATTCCACCATTTACTAGTGAAGTATAATAAGCTGACGCATCTCGTAGTTCCGGTGCTAAAGCCGGAATATCTGTAATGTCTTCGATACACTCAAAACCATAAAATCTTGTCATTGCAAAATTTAATTTCCGAACGATAGGAAGTATAGTCTCCAAATAATAAAGTCGTAAATTTGGACGAATGTTAGCATTGTTACCTGAGTCTAAAAGAATTGGAGGGATTCCAAGTGCCTTTAAAATAATCTTTTCGTTTTCTAAAATTGCACTTTGAAAATCTAATTCTTTAAAACTTACGTTTGTAATAGAGTCTACTTCAATACCACCGTCTAAGATTAAAGGGCGTCTGCCCCCAGCATCTGGTCTATAGCGTTGTTGCCAAGCTAAGATCATGCGGTCTTTAATTTTGTCAGAAAGGGTGTTAGGCGACTTGAGTACAAGTCCTGGAACAGCACCGTTCTTAAAGAAGTTATCCTGAAATTTACGCATAGATTGAATAAGATTCATAGTACGCGCTGCAGGACTTAAACGGGGAACACCACGGTAAATAGAGTGAAAAGAGTTATCTTTAACATGAATAATCTCATCAACAGTATAGTCTATATCTAGCAAAGAGTAGTGAGAGATAAAGGTCTTTTCGTCTGCATGTACTGTTACTTTATCGGCAGGTAGATGATACATATGAGCACCATCATAGTAAATAAAGATATTACCGTCAATAAGAAAGTCAGTAATTAAGTTTCTACGAAAAGAGTTAATATCTTGATAAGGGTTAGGCTCTCGATTAAGTAGAGTCTCTACTTTAGATCGTTTAATGCCTTTGATAACGCCTTTAGTATTTGTGTTAGGCTTAACAAGAGTAGGAATCTCAGCAACATCATCTACGATCATGTTTACACCGCGATTTACAATTTCCAGCTCTTCATAAGCACGCTCATAGCTAAGAGTATTCTCTCGCGAGCTTTCCTTTGTCGCAACGTCATGAAACTGCGCAGGATTTAGCTTTTCGGTTCTTCCTAGGATATTATTATACCAAGCCATGTTTTTCTCTTTGAATCTGTACCCAACGCATTTGTTTTTTAGCAGTAACTAACGCAGGGTCTTTACCATAAATTGAGTGAAGCTTTAAATGGTGAGTATGACACAATGTAGCCGTGTGGTCATATAGCTCAGCATGATGCTCTTCTATAAAATCATCCCGTAGTGCTTGTATATACTCAGGATCGTGTTTGTTTTTTGCTAACCACTGATTAAGTAATGGGGTTAAACTATAGTAGTGGTGAAAATCAAGCTGTTCAGTTTCACTACAAATCTCGCACGAGGAGCCTTTCTTATACCCAGACTTTGCCTTATCTCGTACATACTTTACAACATCACGTTTTAGCTTAGGCATTTGCTTTTGGGTTCCCGATTTTTCATTAGAAGAATTATAGCGGCTTTAGGGTCACTTGTCAATAACTATTTTTGAACAGGTATCGCTAGAAGGATACGGATGCAGTTATAAATGAATAGAGTGCGTATCTTAAACCGTCTGCCATGTGAGAAGCCATATTGTGCTTAGGTTTTTCACGAGCTAAGTTTGGGTTAGGATCCCACTGATAAGAATCTAAACAAATGAGGGACTCTTTGCACTGTTGATCGACGTAAAGGTTGTCATTGTCAACGAGGCTTGATACATGACCAATTCCGTCCAATACAGACTTCTTAGCGTTAATGGTGGAGATGCCATAATTCTGCGCGAGATCGAACCTTGTTTGTTGAGCAGCTGAGTCAATATAAATAAAATCAATATCCCAACGATCAATAAGTTTCTGTATTTCAATAGCATGTTGTTCGGTTGTCCTTTCTGCGTTAAGGTACTCATCTACTAAGTAGTATTTTCCTGCGTCCCAATCGTATGCAATTACACACAATGCTGTGGGATCTTTGTATCCTACGTCTAAACCTGCGAACACGTCCATCTTTGAGGTGTCTAGCTGAGATAAGTCTTTCACCTGAGTCTCAAAGTTAAACTTCCATATCTGACCTTCATAAGTATTAAAGTCAGCTTCATACTCTTGCTTAAATTCTGCGTCTGACATAGACTTACGTGCTTCTGCTATATCAGATTCGGACATACGAGGGTTGTCTCTATAAGTTGCTCGTATGCTACACCATTCTGGGAAATCTTTTGAGAACCCACGATAGAAAAACTCAGAAAACCAGTTGTTCCGACCCCGTGGCGTGGAAATAAATATTGCTTTTGAGTTTTCTTTGTCGAGAGTGGGTCGAAGTGCAACGTTGAAGGCATCCTTGCCGTCAGCGAGTGCTGCCTCATCAAAGATGATAAGGTCATAAGATCTACCTACGCAAGAATCGACTTGGTTAACCGAGCCCATTCTTACAGTAGATCCATTAGAGATTTCGATAACTTTGTCCTTTGCGTTATCTTTTGTAACCTCTAAGTCGAAGTGTTTAATTAGGTTTCTTTGCAGATCGAAAGAGATCTGAGACAAAGCATAGTTGGGTGACATAATTAAAATGTTAGAGCCAGGCACTAAAGACACGAGCTGTCCAATAATGTTGGCAATGTATGTTTTGCCTTGCCGACGAGAGACGGCGGCAGAGACAAAACGGTACTTTGGATTGTTAATCGCGTTGATAATTGCTATCTGCGAAGGTAACGGTGTGACGTTCAATAGATCCAGATATGGGCCTATAGGAAGTTTCAAGAACTTTGCCTCAGATCCTAATTCAACTATTTCATCAGAGATAACATCTCTGCGACTTACTTCAACTGCCATACATTAATCTTCTTTTTTCAGTAGTGTCCAGATTCCGTAGCCTAAACCAATCCAGGCCATTAGTTTTGCTAAGCCGCCGAACAGTATTACTGAACCGCAGATTCCAATTAGCATAGCACCATCCCAAGATGTGCGTTCTTTTACTAGTACTTTAAGATATTTCATGTTGTGTACCTCTCTTTTTATGTCCGTTCCAAGCTACGAAACCTGCAAGACGCAGTGTCCAGTATGCAAGGTAGTTTAATACTTTAAAACCATTTACTTCAATACAAATATCACGGAATAGTCCGTCCATGTGTTTTTGGTCGCGGTATCCAATAGTAGTTCCATCTTTCTTCATAAGAGTAGCATACTTATAACCATAGTCATGTACCAAGCCACCCATTAACAGTACTCCAACAGGAGATAGGAATGTTGCTAGAAACTTAGGAACAGACGCTCCATCGAACTCAAACCCCGCAGGAACTTTATACTCTACACCACTAATACTATAATGGAAGTCTTCGCAGATAACCCACTTACGACTACCCATCAACCACATTAAGATACCTTTAAAAAAACCTTTATCTTTTGTTGCTATTGGTAATGGTTGCATCTTTGGCATCTCAGGGTAGCTAAACTGAATTAAGTCTTCTACTTCTTTATCGCACTTATTTACGATATATCCAATTATAACAAGTACGCCTAGTACAGTCCACTGCCAGAAGGTCATTGCTAAATCAATTAACATTTCCATTATTTCTTCCCCTTCTTTTTACTTTTTTTCTTTTTCTTTTTCTTAAAGCCTGCTTTCATAAAAGAGTATGCTTTCCTAGAGATAGTAGATTTCTTTTTTGTCCTACTCTTGCCGCTCTTTTTTCTTTTGTTGATATTGGCGTATAAGCTCATTATTTCTTCCCTCCTACTGCTTCCTTGGCATAAAATGCCGCTACAATTGCGGCTACCGATACAAAGTAAGTAGGTGCCATTGACCCTAAGGTTTTCTGCGCTTCGTCTAGACCTGCAAGACTGGCTAATACTACTGCAAAAGGATAAAGTAACATTCCGGCTAAAGAGAACCATGCCATATTACGTTGTGCATCTCGCATTGCATCTGCATCTTCTAGTTCCTTACGTTTTGCTTCAAGGTACATTGCTTCTTCTGCATCGGAGACTTTACCGTCCCCGTTAGTATCTGCTGGATGAAACTCTTTATCTACCATTTGACTTTATTTGCCCAATATGCCGCAGACATTTTGCCTTTAGCTATATTCTTGGCGTGCCTTGCTTTGAAGCTTTTTCTTTTTGCCTTCTTAGCTGCGGACTCACCGGCCTTCGGCTTCCCTGCCGTTTTAGCTCCTTGCTGGCCGAAGCGAATAGTCTTAATCTTATTACCTACTTTTGCCACAACAATATGTGACTTTTTTGCGTGTCCGGGGGTGCGTCTAGGCTTATTATAGCCCTTTACTTTTGCTCTCTTTAATCGAGAGTCTTTCTTTTTCTTTACGGCCACGGACTAATCCTCCTCGCATTCACAAGGATCGCAATCACAGTCCTCGCATTCACAATACTCTTCTTCTTCAGGTTCTTTATAACCCAAAAATGCTTTTGCGTCTTCTTCACTGCTAAAGGTTTTTAAGTCTTTTCCTTCTTCTTTAACGTACCATATAGCACGCTTTTGATAAATCTCAATCATTTCTTTCCCCGACGCCGCTTGTTACCTGCAGCTCTTTGCCCACGTTTTGGCAGCTTTCTTTTTGGCTTCTTTTTTCCATAAGGCATGTTAGACTCCTTGCATAGTTACCAGGGTTACAATTACACCCGCCAGGAACAATATAATGGTTCCGCCTAATGTTAACATTCTTTGATCCATTTTACTAAGTTGCTCATCTATACTTTCAAGTCTTTGAAAAGTAGTCTTCCAGCGCTCTTCACACTGAACCTCATGCATTCGGTGCTCCATCTCAAGTTTATCTACTTGTCGAGTGGTTTCTAAAAACCTCTCTGTTGTATTTACTGTCCAGTTGACGTCATTAGGATTCGTTGCCATTGAGTAGTTTTTCCATGAGCTTGCCATAATTACCCTGACCGAAGGGTACAGACTCATTAATCTGTACATTGGTTTGGTTTTTTATGTTGCTTCCTTCGGCTTTAGCAAGATCTGCCTGCGCCTTGATCTCGTCAATACGCATTTTATGAGCCATTTGTAATAGATCAGCTAAGTCTTTACTAGAGTAGACGCCAGATTCCTGGGCTTCTTCGAGTTTAGATGCGATCATCTCGTCTAATAAGGAACCGATGTTGTTCTTGTTTCGGTATCCCATATCTAAATATACAGTATCAATGTATTTCTTTACTTCTCGCTTATTCAACACATCTACTACTTGTGATTCGGATACCTGAAGGTACTCGCATACACCGCGAATGTTGCCGTACTGTAGATAACTATTCGCTATCTCTAGTCCTTCAGGAGAAATTGTAGTTAGTTCTTTTGCCATGGTTCAAATTATACTCAAATAGAGGTTGGTTGTCAAGAGATTTTTTTCTCAGGTTAGTCTGCAAGGGGATTATCAAGTGCTCTTTGCAGTTTCTTGGTAAGACGGTCTTCTAATTCTTTCATGTCTCTGTCCGTATCGGATTTTAAAGAGTCACGTTTAGTTTCGAATCTGTCATTTGCTTTATCGATCATTACTCGTACTTTCTCTTCTGAGTCACGAACTTGATCCTCTACTCTATCTGCTTGCTTTTCGATTGAAATAATATCGTCTCTTAGTCCAGACTTAATATCACGGGTATACTCAATTGCTTCATCAAGCTTTAGTTCTATCTGATCATTACGTGCTTCGATTGCACCAGTATCTATATTGGCGATAACTTCTTTCATATCCATATAGTCGTCATAAAACTGGAACCCGGCCCATGCCGCCCCACCTAGTGTTGATAATGCTGTAAGCAGTACAACTGCTTTTCCACCTTTGAAGGTCATGCCTCCAAATTCAAATTCTGCCATTATTTCACTACCTCAATTTCATCTACGAAACTTAAATTCCTGAGATTCTTGATCTCTTGCTTTAGCTTTTCAACTTCCATCCTTTTAACTTGGAGTTCTAACTCATACAGTGAGTTACAGTTGATACGTTCTTTCGGTCCACCGATGGGAATATTTATCTTAGCGTATACTCCCACATCTGAGACTTGGTTTTGAGGAGCCATTATAAATTCGCTAGGATTATTATTGTATACGTCATTATAAGGATTACTAGTATTAGTATTATTGTTTAGAAAGCCAACCACTCCAAACTCAAAATTAGTTGCCGCTCCGATCGCATTCTGGCATTCAAAGTTTCCTGCACGAATCCTATCAGAAGCATAAGTTTGAGGAGAGTTTGGCAAATTCAAATTTAAGGAACTCGACTCTCCCCAAGCCCTGAAGCCTCCACACACTAGTACTACTATTAACAAATTTTTCATAATATCACTTGATTTTTGAACAAATCCTCGATGCTATAATTGAAGGGTCTCGCACGCTACTTAATATCTTTGACTTGGAACAGATATAGTGCGCTCTCTTTGTATCTCTTTTATGTAAATAAATCTCTACAAGTTTCTTGTCGAGGTGTCGTACTTTTAGGAGAGAAGGTGTTGAAACAAAAGGTACCTTCTTCCAGTCTTTATCAAACACTCCAATGGAATAATAACTTATTTCTTTTCTAGCATTGAACAGTTCCATTTTGGTGGTATGTATTCCAACAATGTGAGACGGCTTAAGCTTTGGATATGTTGGCGTCCATTGGTGGGCACTTGCGTACCCACCGGTAAAGACTAAAACCAATATAATAAGCATTCTCATTACTGGGCGATACACTCCGCTGTTACAACTGCTGAGTATGATCCTGCAGGAAATGCTTTGTTATACCCGTAAGTTGCTTCAGAAGATATATCAAACCATACGCTTCCTGCAATACTTAAAGGAAATTCAGTAGTATTATTATATACTACCTTATCTGTATTAAATACGGACATACCTGCATCTGACATTTGGTTGGCAACAGTAGAACCTGTCCAATTAACAACATCCCCGGCTAAAGAAGGACTGGAAGTAAAACTAATTGGAGTTGAAATTCTTGCATTATAAGCATTCGCTGTAATAATATCATAGCGAATGATAGGGAGTACTCCGCCGTCAGAGCTAGCAGTGGTTAGTTTAGTTGCGGAGGGGTTACCATAAACACCATCTGTGTCTGTTGTAACAATACATTTAGAGGCTACGGTACCTGAAATGGGAGTGGTTGCTGTCGCTAGTACGGGAGCGGCCATTATGGTGGCTAGTATAATTAGTTTATTTTTCATAGTTTAAATAGTTCCTAGTGCTGTTAAGCACCCTGTTGATAATTATTTATCATATTGGAGATCTAGCATTTCTTCATGTTTGCGTTGTTGGGCTAAACCGACCCGCAAAGCTTTTTTATTATTGGGTATAAATCCATCTTTCAACATCGGTACATCTTCATACTGTCCGCCCTTGAGAGCAGACTTATAAGAAGCTGGTATAAAATTCATTGCAAACAAGGCTTGCTCTTGTAGACTAGCAGCCTCTGACATTGCTGAAGCGTTTAAGCCTCCTAACATCTTTTGGAGGTCTACTTTGACTTTCTTTTTTCTTTGTTTGCGATCGTACTCTTCTTGTTCTTTTTGTTGATCGAGCTTATATTGCTTTTCCATCTCCAAACGTAAGAACTCTTCTTGCTGCGGATCTACGTACTCTTGGGGCAGTATATCTGCTAAAACGTAAGGTTCTTGGTATCCTTCACAAGAAGGATCTGTCTGTGGGTCAAAGCATGTATCATACCTATAAGTATAAACTACGGAGGGATCTAACACACTTCCTATACCTTCGAT